AACGTTGGCCTAGATAGTAGTAACACGGACATGGATGCTAAAAATCCAATGACCGCTAAAAACACCTATGACAAAAAAGCAAAGGTGTTTGAGATTTGGAACAAGCGCACCGGCAAGGTTTGCTGGGTTGCTAAAGGTTATCCACAAGCGTTAGACGAGCGCGATGACCCGTTAGAACTTGAAGAATTCTTCCCCTGCCCGCGCCCGTTGATGGCGACCACCACTACCGGCACAATGATTCCCGTGCCGGATTACTGCGAATATGAAGACCAAGCGCAGGAACTAGACAACCTTACACAGCGCATTTTCTTGCTTACCAAAGCCTGTAAAGCCGTAGGCGTGTTCAATGCCGAATTCAAGGAACTAGGCCGTTTGTTTACCGAAGGCGTAGACAACAAGCTTTTCCCCGTGACCGCATGGGCGGCAATGTCGGAAAAAGGTGGGCTAAAAGGTGCTATCGACATGATGGACACTTCAACCATCATTGTTACCTTACGGGAACTTTACACGGCGCGGGAACAAGTCAAACAAGCAATCTACGAAATCATGGGCATTTCGGACATCTTGCGCGGTGCATCAAAAGCGCAAGAAACGTTAGGCGCACAGCAGCTCAAAGCAAACTTTGGCAGCTTACGGATGCGAAGCAGCCAAGGCGATGTGGCGCGGTTTGCTTCCGACATCTTTAAGCTAAAAGCGCAAGTTATTTGCAAGTTTTACCCGCCAGAGTTGATTGTGCAGATGTCAGGTGTAATGGACACCGATGATGGTAAAGACCCGCAATTGTTGCAAGCCGCCGTGCAAATGTTGTCCAATAGCACGATCCGCGACTTTCATATTGCGGTGGAGGCCGATAGCCTAGCGCAAATTGACGAACAAGCGGAAAAACAAGGCGCACAAGAAGCCATCCAAGCCATTGGAATGTTTTTGCGTGAAGCAATCCCAATGATTAGCCAAGCGCCCGAAACCTTGCCAATGGCCTCCGAAATGCTGTTGTTCTTGGTTCGCCGCTTCCGTGCTGGTCGCGGGTTAGAAAGCGCCGTAGAACGCGCCATGAAAGCTTTGGAGCAAAAAGCGGCAATGGCACAACAGCAACCGCCTGGCCCTGATCCCGAACAATTGAAGATTCAAGCGCAAAATCAGACAGAGCAAATGAAGATGCAAGCCACGGCGCAAGCGGAACAAGCACGGATGCAAGCCGAAGCACAAATGGCGCAAATGCAAGCCCAATTAGATATGCAAAAGCACGAATCGCAAATGCAAGCGGATATGCAACTTGCACAAATGAAAGCCGATTTTGAAACCGCTATGCGAAACAACGAAATGCAAATAAAAGCCCGCGAAATGGCGGGAAGGGAAGAATATGAACGATGGAAAGCCGAATTGGATGCAGCGACCAAGATTATGGTGGCACGCATTGGTAGCAACCCTGGCGTTGATTTACCAGTGGTTGAGGCAGCGGCTGCACAAATAACCAATGAACTAGGCGGCACAATTGTTCAAGCAATGGACAAAATAACCGCTTTGCATGACAACATGGCAAATTTGCACGGGGAATCTATGCAAAACATTGGCGCGGCAATGCAAAAGTTAAGCGCACCTAAACGTGTAATTCGTGGCCCTGACGGAATGGTGATAGGTGTGGAGGCCGTCCAATGAGCCTTGTTTTAGCGGATCGCGTTAGACAAACATCCACAACAACGGGGTCAGGCACATTTACGTTAGATGGTTCGGTTGCGGGCTTTCAATCCTTTAGCGCAATTGGCGATGGCAACACAACTTATTACACCATTTCGTTAGATTCCCAATGGGAAGTGGGCATTGGGACGTATTCGGCGGGTACATTGTCCCGTGACACGGTAATTTCTTCTAGTACGGGAAGCAAAATTGCATTTGCCGCTGGTGCAAAAGATGTTTTTGTGTCTTACCCAGCAGAAAAATCGGTAAATCAAGACGCAAATAATCGTGTTTTGATACCTTACACATCGGGTGTAACCAATGTAGGTTCGTTAAATGTAGGTGGTGCAACATCACACACCGATTCTGGCGTTATTGCTGGGTTTACCGCAAGTGAACCGCTTTATTTGTACACTAGCTTACAAAACACAAGCGCAGCTAATACAAGCTATGCATCGTATGCGGTTAACGATGGTGGTCATACGGCTTATGGTGAATTAGGAATAAATAACGCAAATTACAGCTATTCGGCGGCGGGCTATCCTAACAATGGATTTAGCGCCCCATTAGCATCTTTTGTTGAATGCTACGGTGGCCCGTTAGTATTGGGAAGTTGGGATAACCAAAAAATTAGTTTTATTATTAATGGCTCGGTTAGTACAACGGATGTAATGACATTAAACACTAATGGTTCGGTTGCATTTAATGGGCAAGTCGGAACTGCTGGACAAGTTTTACAAAGCAATGCAACAAGCGCACCAACTTGGGTAACCCCTAGCGGTGGTAGTGGAATCACAACCGGTAAAAGTATCGCAATGGCGATGATCTTTGGATATTAATTATGGCAAACCCAAACATTGTTAACGTAACGTCAATTTACGGCAACACAAGCTATTTAATTCCAAGCACTACGGCGGCTACAACTTGGACTGCACTTACTCCCGCAACGGGCACGGTAAACAAAATTGACAACATTGTTGCGTCAAACGTAACGGCTAGTAACGCCACGGTTACGGTTGCAATCAACAGCGCGGCGGCTGGTGCTGGCACAAACTATCGTTTAATCTATCAAGTGCCTGTGCCGGTAAACGCTTCCATCGTCATTGTGGACAAAAGCACGGCGTTTTATTTAGGTGAAGCGCAGTCAATCGTGGTGACTGTTGGAACTGCAAGCGCGATTGAATTAACGTCATCGTATGAAGCTATTACCTAATGTCTACGCAATATAAAGCGTCAATTTTTTCGTCAACGGAACAGACAGCATCAAGTTCTAGCGCCGCTGGAGTTTGGAACACTAGCGATGTAATGCAAGCGCAAACTGCGGGTTCTTGGCCTAATATAGGTTTTCCAATTGAATATTTAGTGCTTGCTGGCGGTGGTGCTGGTGCTCCTGGAAACTCCGGAAACATTGGTAACGGTGGCGGCGGCGCGGGCGGTTTATTAAATTCCACTCAAACTTTAATACCATCTATTCCTTACACATTTACAGTTGGTGCAGGGGCAACAGGGCCAACCGCTGGATTGGGTAATGTTGGTTCTAATGGTTCAAATTCAGTAATTTCCGGTTCTGGAATTACTACGATAACCGCATTAGGTGGAGGTAGTTCAAAAGCCTATCAAGCAACAGCATCTTCTTCCAATTCTGGTGGTTGCGGTGGCGGCGGCACATACAACAATATTGCGGCTGGCGCTGGAACTGCTGGCCCCCCAAGACAAGGATATGATGGCGGCGCAGGTGCGGCTGGTGGAAATTTTAATGGCGGCGGCGGTGGCGGCGCAGGTGCTGTTGGTGTTGCTGGTGCATCGGGTGGTGTTGGTGGTGCAGGTTCTTCTAAAACCATAATGGGTTCGGCAATAATTTATGGCGGTGGTGGCGGTGGTGGCGGTGTCTCAGGGCTTGCACCTGCTGGTGGCACTGGTGGCGGTGGTGCTGGCGGTATTAACGTTGCGGGCGTAGCAGGAACAGCAAACCTTGGCGGCGGTGGTGGCGGTTCTGGAGGTACATCGGCAACAGGTGCAAACGGCGGTTCTGGTGTAATTATTATTGCTTACCTAAATTCTTATCCTAGCGCAACTGCTGCAAGTGCTGGCCTAACTATTAATGGAAGCGCGGGTAACATTACCCCAGATACTGCGTCTAGGGCTGGGTATAAGATATATAGGGTTACTGCTGGTACTGGCACTATCACCTGGTAAATAACAATGTCTATTAGATATAAAGGTTCTATCCTTTCATCCACGGCACAAACGTTAACAACGGCTAGTGCTAAAGGAATTTGGAAAAAAGCCACTGTTTTACAGGCATTAAAGGCTGGCACATGGCCTACGATGTACACGCCAATCGATATAACTTATTTAGTGGTAGCCGGAGGCGGGGCAGGCGGTTCTTATTATTATGGTGGTGGTGGCGGGGCGGGAGGTCTTACAACCAACAATGGTGGTACAGCGTATTCAATTCCAGCAGGATCAGGGGCATACGCAGTAGTTGTTGGGGCCGGTGGAACGGGAAGTTCTACTACGCCAACTAGCGGTAACACATCTTCACTTATTGGCACAGGGTTATCTATAACTACAACGGGCGGTGGTCGCGGCGGCGCATCTATTTCTGGTAATCCAGGCCCTTTAACAGGTGGTTCTGGCGGTGCTAGTGGGTCACAAAGTGGGGCTAATGGCGCAGCGGGAATTAGCGGACAGGGTTTTGCTGGTGGAAACGGCTCTACTGCTGCTGGATACGGCGGCGGTGGTGGTGGCTCTGGAGGAGTAGGAACTGCGGGTACAGGGACAACAAACCCCGCTGGTACGGGCGGTATTGGAACTAACTTAGCCACCTTAATAAGCACTACACTTGCAACAAGTTCTAGCGTAGGTTATGTTACTGGCGCACAAGTTCAATTTGCTGGCGGCGGTGGCGGTGCTAGAGATGGTAACTTAGGAAGTGGTGGTAATGTTGCACCTGGTTCTGCGGGTGGTGGTAGCGGAGCAACTTATACGTCAGGCGTAAACGCTACTGCGGGCCAAGCATATACGGGGTCAGGCGGGGGTGCTGGTTGCCATATTGGAATTAATGTAGCCAACGCAACTAGCGGTAATGGCGGTAAAGGCGTAGTCATTATTAAATATCCAGCATCAGCGGCATTGGCTACTGGGGGCGACATAATAGATGTTAGTGGCGGGTATGTTACCCACATATTTAAGAACAGTGGATCGTTTACACCAATATAAATGATATGGCACATTTTGCAGAACTTGACGAAAACAACGTTGTTACACAAGTAATTGTGGGCGTTGACGAGCCTTTGGACGGCGAAACTATCTACGCAGAAACAACGGGTACGGTCTGGAAAAAGACCAGCTACAACACTAGTGCTGGACAACATTTGCTGGGTGGTACGCCATTTCGCAAGAATTACGCTGGCATTGGGTATAGTTACGACCCAAACAGGGATGCTTTTATTCCGCCACAGCCATTTCCAAGTTGGACGTTAGATGAACAAACGTGCCAATGGATTTCGCCAGTACCCTTTCCCAATGATGAAAAACAGTATTTTTGGGATGAATCCACATTGTCGTGGACTTTTGTAGCGTAGCCAAATGTTTGGTTTTTCGGCTTTTGCTGCTCTTCCGTTTACTACGGTTTACGGCACTACACCGCCCGTACCACCTC